CGAGGTGTTGGGCGATGTCGCGCCGATTAGCCGCATGAATCGTTGTGCGAGCTCTGGATCGTTCTGCACGGCTTGCATCAAGGCTTCAGTATTCCCGGCCCACTTGGCTTGGTTACCCATTGCATTGCCAATTTGATACAGCGATTCCATCCGACGTTGAATTGGCGCCCGCATTTGATATTCACCGGACGCCACACCTTTCAGTGAACTAGCTAAACTGCCGCGCGCATTCGCAATCGCTTCTGTGAGCCGTGGAAACCTCTGCGCCACGGCATCGACAAGGCCACCGGTCATCGGCCCGACATCCATCGCGGTGCCCATCGACATGATCTGATTCGGATCATCCAGGCCCATCCAGCCGACGATCTTTCGCAGCAGTCCCTGTCCAGGCGCATCGAACACTGATGCCCCTTCCGGGTTGATGCTCGACGGCAATGGCTGCTGCGGAATCAGCGGGCCTGGCATCAGGCACCGCTGCCATTCGGCTGTGACGCGGCCGCTTCTTGCGCCTGCTGCGCCATCTCGGCTTCGTGACTCTGCGAGCCGGCCTGTTGCGCTGCCGCTACGGTGGCATCCTGCTGCCCTTGCTGCAGCGATTGCGCGTGCTCCTGCGCCGACTGTTCGAGCGCGTGTTGATGCTCCATCCCCGCCATGCCCACTTCGTGCGCCATCTTCAGGCCCGTAGCGAGCCGCTCTTCCGCCGCTTCGGCGGCCGGGTCCAACTGCGACTTCGAGGCCGAGATACGCGCGACGGCAATCGACGTCGCGTTCTTCATCATCTGCAGCGCCAATTCTCGATCGGCGTCTGTGTCGGCCTTGTGCTGCGCAATCTGCAAATCGGTCTGCGCCTTGATCTTCGTTTCCTCAAGGCTCCCCATCTGCTCGGCCTGCTTCGTTTGGATGAATTGCTGCGCCTTCTGCAGTTCCTGTTGCATCTGCATCATCTGCGCTTTCACTTGCGGCGGCACTTGGTCCTGCCCTTGCTGATCCGACGCGGCTTGTAGTTCCGGCGGCAGCGCCTTCCGCGCAATTTCCGCCATCTTGTGCGCGTTCGGCATCGACAACTGCTCGATGTATTCCGGCGTCAGCACGGCGGCCATCGGGGGCGGCAAATGCGGAATCAATTCGCCCAGCGCCGCCGCGCCCTCTTCCCGCTTCGTCGCCGTCGCCTTCCCGACACTCACCGTCACGGCATACCGGCCGTTGTTCAGGTCGTAGAACTTGTGCAGCCCGTTGCTCATCGCTGCGAGTTCCGGCGTCACCTCAGGCGGGGAGGCTTGCGGCACGCCGGTCTGCGGATGCTCCTGATACGGCTGACCCACCATCACCTGTTCGGGTTCATCGTCCATCCCGAGAATGTGAATGATTTGCCCTTTTTGGGTAATCTTCGGGATGATTTCTACCGCGAGCTCGCCGGCATAGATGAGCGCCCGCTTCACGTTGTCGGGATAGTTGCTGTTCGCGAGGTCGCTCTGCGCCTGGAGCGCCTGCAACGCGCGCCCGCTGCGCTCGTTTGGATTCGTGTTGCCCAACGACGCATCGCCCGTGCTCGTCGTCGCCTTAATCGCATCCTCGCTGACGCGCATCAACTCGACGGCGGCCTGAATTGGTGGCTCCGTCGTGTCCAGCATCGGCTTCGGGTATTCCTTGCCGTCGGCGTCCCACGGGTCATAGGGCAGGTAGGCGTGATTGACGATGTTGCGCGTCTGCCAAATGGTTTTATAGTTCGCAACGGCTGGACCTGGGATGATCGGCGCGTTCTTCGGGGCGAGGGCGAAGATTTCCACGGCGCCGCTATACGTGTAGTTCACCATCCGCTGCGCGTCCATGCCTTCTTCGATGACGCCGCGCAGCCAGACCTTTCCGTCCACGTTCAACTCTTCGCCCAGCACCGGAATCAGCGGAATGCGCGATCCGACCCAATCGAACTTCTGTAGTGACTTGACCGCGTTGATCTTGTCGCACTTGACCGATGGCACTTGCATCACGCGCTCGGCCTTGATTTGCTCCTTGTCAGCCGGCTTCTCTTCGGTGATGCTGCCGTCCTGCAATTGGTAGAGATGCCGCTTGGTGTAGATGATGCGGTAATACTCCGCGATGCGGATGCTGTCTTGGCTCACCCAGGAATTCCAGGTGCTGGTGTCGCCGGTCGTCGTGAATGTTTCAAGGTCACGGATATCATCGGTGCCATATAGCCGCTCGTATTCGTCGCGGCTGATGTCCTCCGTCACGAACATCCACTTTGCATCAGAGCGCGTGGGCTTCACCGCGGACGGATCGCAATAGACGGTCAGGTTGTTCGTGATGCGCTCCATGAACAACGCCTGCCACATCACCTCCGGTGTCAGCGGTCCATCCCACCGCTCGTTGATGTAATCCGTGCGCAGCCTGAACCACCCGAGGCCGCCTTCGATGCCTTGGTCCGCGGCCCACTCGACAGGCGATTCGCCTCTCGAGCGGTTCAGCATCCAGCGCAGATAGCCCTTAAAGATATCCGCCGTGTCCGCATCGCTCCCGCCACCGGATGGCAGCACGTCAAACCCGAAGGAGGCGTTTTTAATGGTATTGGAGACTTGCCGCACGGGCTGCGAGAGACGGTCGACCACGAGACACGGCCGCGGCGGCTGCGCGGATTGGCCTTGAATGCTGCCCCCGCCTTCGCGCGCAATCCTGATGGCGTCTGGCCATTGCTTGCCGACGCGGAACTGCTTCGCGAGGACGATGCGGGCGCGCTGCGCTTCTTCGGCTTCTGCCGCGCGGTTCCAGCGTTCCCGCGCTTCGCGAATCAGATCCTCGTCTTTATCGGCCAACGACAGCCTTCAATCGCTGTAACACACCGCGAGAGACGAGAATCTCTTCGTCGTCATCATCGCGTCGATCATAATCGGGGTCATCGTCCAACCAGCGCAGACTGTAACCAGTCGGTGACTCTTCATCCTTCGTCAAGCATTCATCAAGCAGTGCATGAATCGCGGCTTGCATTTCAGCGCGCGAGTCCTTAAGCGCCTGCTCTTGCGTAAGAATTTCAGTGAACGTCATCGTTTCAGCCCCTTCAAGGCTTCGCGTTCCGCTTCAATCCCCGGCATCGCGCGCCGCGTCAACTCCCGCCACTTCAGCGCGTTCTTCGCATGCTTCAGCAGCCGCACCTGCACCCGCGGGGGACAGGCCAACAACAGGAAGTAATCGTAAATGGCGTTCAGCGTCCCATCCTCTTCGCCAATCCGATACCCGCGCCAGATGTCGCCCGCCACGCGCTTCCATTTCTCGCGGCCTTCGCACACGATGGCCAACAGCCGTGGCCGGTCCCGCTCCATCTGGCGAATGAATTCCTGAATGTTGTCCGTCAGCGCCCGCTCGCGCGTCGTGCTGTAGCCGACAATGGGGAGGTCTGGCAATCGGAACATTACGAAATTTTGAATGACTCTACCATGATTCGCCATAGCACCCATCCCACGCCGAGCGCGATAACGCCCCAGAACAGGAGACTGAACGCAATCAACCAGCCCTCTGCGCGCGGTAATGAGTCATCAATGCCCCAGACAAAATTCCAATAACTTGTGCGGATCGGCCAGCGCTTGCGTTGTTCAACGAGATGGCGCGCATAGGAACGAAAGGGCATCTTCATTTCATCCCATCCATGACTGACTGAACCCGGTAAACTGCGGTGTCGGCACGGGCGCCTCCTTCGGCTTGCGCGCCACGGTCTGTGCAAACGTCAGCGCCAGCGCATCCCCTTCATCCGGCGATGGCACGTCCCGCGCCTTCATTTCCTTCTTCGACTCCAGCCACACCCGCTGCTGCAAGTCTTCCCGCAAGCCAGGCGCCGTGAGGTCGCTCTCGAGCCGCGGGCTGGTGTCGATCGCCCCGTTCAGGAGCCAATCCTTCATCCGGCCCCACATCATGTCCCGCATGTAGCGGAACTTGCGGTCGGGACTGTCGGCCCCGAAGTTCACTTCAAGGAGATTGGTGAATCCGAGCTCGCGCAGTCGCGTCCCGACGCTCCCGGCAATGCCTGCAGAATCGAGAAAGAGCATGGATACCCGCTGCCCCCCATAACTGCCGGCGAGCACGTCTGATAAGCGATTAGTAAGCACGGACGGATCACGTGTGAGTTCCCCGGCGATTCGGATCGCAGGAATACTACGTGCATCCCGACCGCGACGGAAGCGGATGACGTTTGAATCTTTACCACCCCATGCGAGGTCACATCCGGCCACGAGTGGTTCATCATCCAACACCTCCACGTTGCGCTTCTGCGCATCCCGCACCCGCATAAAGTCGATGAACTGCGCATCTTCCGCGTTCGGCGGCAAGCCTCGCACGCGCACCCGGAAGCGGTCGGACTCTTCACCCCACTCCGTCAACTGCTCCGCAATCAGGTCCTTATTCGGAAACTTGCAGTCCCGCGCGTCAATCGTCCACGTCTTCCACCCGCGGCCCTTGCCGGCGAACACGATGTCATGGAAGCTGCCGCGGCGCCTCGTCGGGTTGCCAAACAAGAAGTGCATCGGCTCGCCGTCCGTCAAGCCGCCCTCTTGCACCTCGTGGATGATCTCTGGGACGTTCGAATCTTCGTCGTTCACGTAGAAGCTGGTCGACGCCGCGTTGTGCTGGCCGGCAAAGCTCTCACTGTTCTCCGGGTCGCACGTCTGTGGCGATACCTTCCACTCCGAGCGATAGCCCTTGCGATACATGATGCTCGTGTTGATTTCGAACCAGTGCGCCGTAATGGCCCGCTTCGCCCACGTCGTGATGCTCGGCCAGGTCTTGTCTTGCAACTGCGGCCCCGTGTTCGCTGTGATGACGCCTTTCGCGTTGCGCCTGGTGGACATCAGGAAGCTGACCAACATGCCAGTCAGCGCGCCCTTGCCGATGCCGTGGCCTGATGCAACGGCTGCGCGAATCGGCATCACCGCATCCACGCCGTTGAACTTGCGCAGTGTGATTTCGTGGCCGAGCCATTCGAAGAACTCGCACTGCCAGACGTCAGGCTCGCTATACGGCTCGAGCGGGCCTGGTTCGCCCCAGGCGAAGGCGCCGCGCACCCACGCCAGCGGGTCAGCGTAGAGCTCGCCGCACCAGTCGTGCAGCTCGTCTTCGAAGTTGCGGGAGACGAGCGCGGCTTCAGTCATACGCGCAGTCGACGTAACTGACAAGCCTCACACTCACACGCTTCTTCTTTCGGCGTGCGATACCCTGGACATCCACAGACCGTGCAAGGCGGATGCATCGTCACTGGAAAGCGATGGTCACTCAGGTGATGCCCACAGGCGCAACGACGATCAGCGCCATCGCTGTCGTGATGTGTTGAGATGTTCATTCATCGTTCCCCCGTGCGCGCAGCTTCCACTGGGCGAGTTCGTCGTCTGTGAGACCCTTTTCGTCATCGCCTGTGACGAGCCATTGATAGACCGCTAAGCCTTCCCATTTATGTTCCGGCCAGTCGCCCCATTTCTGGTCGGCGGCCATCAGCGCAGCCTTGAGTTCGTCATGCGTCCACGTCGTTTTCATTCCGTGCCCCGTGCGCGCAGCTTCGCGCGGTCCAGCCGTGACAACTGTTCTTCCGGCAGCGTCACTTCCACTTTGTCCTTCAACCACCCATTCGCCCGCGCGCCGAGCTCGAGCGCCCGCGTCTTGTCCCACAGCTTGATTTCAATCGTCGTGTCCGTCTCACCATCACCGCTCGTGAGATTTTCTGTGCGCACCTTCACGCTGCTAATCGCGCGCTGCATCCGTTCCGGCATCGCACGCAGTTCGCGCAACGTGAACGATCGCTTGTTGCCATGCACCGCGGTAAAGGCATCGATGATGTTGCTGTGCGCGAGGTAGCGCACTTCGGCGTCCCACGTCTCGCGCGTGATCTTGTTCTTTGAACCTTTCGGCCGGCCTGGGCCACCAGTCTTCGACGGGAAGTTGTCCCGCTTCGGTGGATTCGGGTTTGACATCGGGTTTGTCAAGGAGAATAGCACGGCAAAACGAACGGGCATGGATGGAAAGTGCCGAGCCTTGTGGGCTCAGGTCTCTGGAGAGTGGGAGAACCTTGAGCCCACTGGGGGGAGGGTTTGTATAATTATATATATATAAAGGACTTACTAGTCGGCTCACAGTTGGCTCAGTTGGCTCACGATTCATGGACGGACTGACTGTGGTCCAACTGGCTACATGATCAACAAATCGTCCTGTTTAGGGGACGATTCTGGCGCCTGTTGGCTCAAGGACCACTGGGTGCGGCGCGGAAAGATGCCGGGAATATCCTCGATTTTGATACGGAGATCCTCGCCGGCGCGCTTCAGGGTGGCGGTCGCATGGCCGGCTTTCAGGCCTTCGGCTTTCGCGTCTTTGGATTCGACGGTGCCGCCTCGACTGGCGATGAAATCCTCGAGCCAGCCAGCGGCTTCTTTCCGTGCGGTCTGCTCGCCATGAGAATCAGTGCTGACGTCGAGAGCTTCTTGAAGGGTGCGCTCGGAGTCCGTGCACCACACGAGTTGCGCCGTGCTGATGAGGCCTTCGTCTGTTTCCGAGACGACGATTTCGCGAATTTCGAAGCGGAGGCTTTTGAGGTCCATCCGCCCGAGGTTGTTCTTGGCGTTCGCGACGAGACACTTCGTGGGATCGTCCGGGTCTTTCATCACGAAGAGCACGGTGCGGGCGACGGCCGTAAAGGCGCGAGAGCCCATGAGCATTGTGAGCGGGTCGGTGCTACCGGATTTATTGACGTGCATGAGGCCCACCACGCTCGCATGGGTTTTGTCAGCGATGGCCACAATGGGCTCAAGGGCCGTGCGGACTTCCGCATCTTTGTGTGTGTCAATTTTCACACTGAGACGCGACAACAGCGGGTCCATGAGAATGAGGCCGGCATCGACTTCCCGCACGACGCGCTCGAATTCTTGGAGGTCCGCAGGGAGCGAGAGCGAGACTTCTGCGCCGTGCACCGTGGTGACATGGACCTGATAGACCAGGGAGAGATCCGCGCCGGCCGCCATGAGCCGCGGCACGATGGTATGTTCCCAGCTATCTTCCGTGGCAGCGATGATGACCGCCCGACACTGGCCCTGATAGACGCCTTGCAGCGTGCCCCGCGTTAATTGCGCCGCGAGTGAATACGCGAAGAGTGATTTACCGATGCCTTCGCGCCCGCCGACGAGGCAGAGCGTGCCGAGCGCGATGCGCTCTTTCCAGAGCCAGTGCACGGGGCGAATCTGAATGTGAGTGGCTTCGCGAAGGGAGACGGCACGAGCGGGAACAGGCGGGGACGTGCGATGACCATTCGAACCAGACATAGGCACCTCTACAGAGGACGCATCACAACGCGGCTCCCCGACTTGTCTGTAGCCAAGTGGAGACTTACGCCGGGAGCTACCCGGACCGCGTTGGGTGCTAGGACCAGCGCGAAGGGATTCACCCGCGCGCCAGTTTCATTCTACACGACTCAACTGCACGCGTAACCACTCAATCGTATCCACGGATTGCAACTGCTTCGGCGTGAACTGAAAGACCTTCCAGCCGGCGGCCTGCGCCAAATTGAGCTTTTCGTAATCGCGTTGCAGCCCTTTGCGCGTGCTGTGGTCCCGAAAACCTTGCTGCTCGACGGCAATCTTGACGACCGGCCACGCATAATCGAAGCGGAAGTCCCGGCCGGGAATGAGGAGCACTTCGCGGGCCGGCAGCGGGAGGCCAGCCGCGGCGCAGAGCTCCATGAAGCGATCGAAGGGTTCGGCAGTCGGCTGCAGGGGTAAGGGCAGGGGCGGCGCCAAGCCATCCATGCGGCGGCGATAGGCTTCGTATTCTTGATTGGTCCAGCGCAGTCCGTGAGTCATGGATTCACCTCGTAAAACGCTTGAGCAAATCCGGGTGGAGTAATCGCATCTTCGGGATCGGCATTCTGTCGCTTCGTTTGCCAACTACTTGGTTTCGTCCGTGGTTTGGGATGTTTCTGAGGAATAGTAAAATCCCCCCAAATACACGTGGGCTTATGGCCTGGATCGCCATATTCCCATTGGTAAAACTCCAGCCGCGCCGGCCCCAGATACCGCCGTAGTTTGTTCCGTGGGTTCTCAAGCGCCCACCACTTCAACGTCTCCCGATGTGCGACCGTGACCCGTAAGCACGCATCGACCACCG